GCGTTATAGAACACGTTCAGGAAGCTGTAGAACATGCCCATGATCTTCCAGGTCTCACTGCCATCTTGGAAGGACGAGAGGTCTTTCGAGCCGCCCGCGCCTTGGGTGTCTCTCACCATCTTGTCGGCGTAGGCAATGGCATCTGCATCATTGAAGCCGTCCGCCAGGCCCTTGCGATAGGCGCCCAGCCACGTCGGGATCGACACCGACAGATCGGCCAGCGCGATGCCGCGGAACGCGAACCGGCCGAGGCTGGCTTTCCATGTGCTTTTGCCGCGGAACTTGTCGAGGTTGGCCTTCACGTCGCGCTCGAGGTTGTTGGCGCGATGACGCATCTCACCGGAAAGCGCATAGACTTGCTCGGCCGCGCGGCCAGGATTGGGCCAGAACTCGGCCATGCCCGACAGCATGTCTTTGGACCCGAGGCGCTGCAGGGAGTTGGCGTAGCCCGCCACCTGCTGCACCATGGTCGAGACGCGCAAGCCCATCGCCATCATGGTGACGTTGACGCGCAGCGTCTTCATCGCGCTGTCCCAGCCCCGGAGATCAGAATTGTTCTGCCGGGCCTCGTTCGCCACCCTCTTCAGCCAGGGCATGAATACCTTTTCGTATTCGGCGCCGAGGCGCGAGCGGATCGCCTCGCGGAAGCGGTCGTTCGACACGATCTTGAAGATGTCCGCCACGGCACGACGGTGGAATATGTCGTGGGTGATCTCGTCCAGATGCTTGCCGATGACACTGAGCGACAGGTTGAAGGGCGCATTGAACTCGGTGCGGGCGTTGGTAGACCCAGCCTTGCTCGACGGGCGGCCGTAGCGCGGCGACGGCGCCATGCCGACCAGCAGCGCCGAGTCCTGCATCTCTCCGACCTTGTCGCCTTTCAGGCCTTCGTTGCGCGCATACTCGACCGGGTAGTAGCCGCCCTTCAGGGTGCCGTATGGCGTCTGCAGAGGGACGGCCTCGATCTTGGGCGGCTCGACGCCCTCGACATCGCGGATCATCGCCGCGGCTTCCGGCCACTGCGAATCGATGAGGTCCCACATGTCCTGAACAAAGGTCCACTCTTCCTTCGTCAGGTGCTTGTTGACCACGGCGCGGACGCCGTCTTCGCTCCACTTCTCGCCCAGCAGCATCTTCTCAAGGTTGGATGCGTTGCCCATGTTGAGGGCGATGGCGATGATCGCCTCCTTGTCGAGCTTGATGCCGCCCAGCTCGGGAAGGACATGCAGTTCCGCCCATGAATGGCGCTGGGCCTCGGGAACCTTCTCGTAGATGGCCTTCTGCTTCTTGCCGAGTTCGACCCGGCGGTCGTTGGTCGCCGCCGCCGCGTCCGCAATGGGGCGGTAGATCATGCGCGTGAAGATACCCCGGCCCGTCTTGTCGCCGTCCGCGAACTCAAGCAGGCGTTCGACCTTCAGCAATTCCGCGTTCATGACGCGCAGCCAATGCTTCGGCTTGCCCACGGCCTTTTCCAGATCGGACAGGCCGCGCGTACTCAGGCTGGAGCCGCGCTGGACGCCCGCCGCAGCAGCGGCCTCCATCTCGGTCAGGGTCGCTTCCAGCTCGCGCTTCTTGCCGTCGAGGAACAGTTCCTTCTTCTTGCGGCCGAGGCGATCGATCTGTTTGATCGTGTCGTAGAAGTCCCGCAGTTCCTCCATCGACATCTGCGAGAAGTGCTTCCGCTCGGCACCCTTCAGCCTGGGCGGCTCCTGGACGACGACACCGCGCTCGAGCTGCTCTGCCTTGTAGGCGTTGAACCGGGTGCGCTCGGCCAGCAGCGTCCCGCTACGGCGCTTGAAGTCGTACTCCTCGAGCATCTCATGGATCGTGTCGAGGTAGTCCTGATCCAGCGCCTTGATGGTGCGGGCGCCGGCCAGCTTGTCGAGGTAGCCCGTGATCTTGTCGGTGTCCTCGGCCGCCCTCTTCGCCGCCTTGTAGAGCGCGAAGTTGACGAGCTGGTCCTGCTTGGCCTTGAAGGCCGCCACGATGTCGCCCTTCAGCAGGGCCTGCTGCACCTTGATGCCGGCCGTCCGCTCGGCGCGCTGGTACTTGGCGAACTGCACCGCCTGATACTGCGACATCTCCGCGATGGCGCCATCCGCCCAGGCGGTGATGTCCTCCAGGCTGACCACCCCGGAGTGCCCGGCCTTGCGCGCCAGGATCTTCAGCTCGAACGCCATCAGGGCGCCCTGCTTGTCGGAGCGGATGGCGTCCTCGACCTCCTTCTCCAGAGAGCCGTCGTTGAGGGGGTCGCCAATCTCCTCCAGGACGCGTCTGTGGGTCTCGCGGTGGATCTGGTCATCCACGGCCCGGCCCTTGCCCCCGTCGTCCTGGTGCCTCTTCTGGTCGGTCTGTACCTGCATCAGGCGCTCGACCAGTTCCTGCCCGTTGCCGAGGCCGACCATCTGGGCGACCGTCGTCGGGTCCATGCCGTCTTCGGCGTGGATACCAGTTGGGAGATTCTTCAGACCGTCCTCGCCCACGATCGCGACCAGCGCCGGGCGGGACAGCTTGATGGGCAGGCTCTTTGCGTCGTCGTCGCTCCCGAACAGTTTCCCGTTCCGCAGCAGGTACAGAGCGGCGTTGCCGGGGTCCTTCATCGCCTCCGCGGTGACCTCGCCCTTGATGCGGCTGGTGACATCGTCCACGAGGGACTTGGCGGCCCTGCGGAGAGGCGCCATGACCTTGGCCCGCACCTTGTCGTCGGCCTCCTCGAGAACCTGCTCTGCCCGCTTGGTGTAGGCGTCGCGTTCGGCCTCACTCAGCATATTCTTGGCGTCGCCCAGAACCGGGTTGAGGCCCTGCCTGTTCTGCGCGGCCTCGATCTCCTCCCTGGTGGCGATCATCTGCGCCATCACGGCGTCGAACTCAGCCGACACCGGGACGTTCAGCTTCTTGACCGATCGGTAGACCGTGATCAGCCAGTTCTTGAAGGCGCGGAAGGCGCTCGCCAGGGCCTCGCTGGGAGACTTGCCGGTGAGCAGGAAGGCCTCGCCAGCCCGCGCCACGACCTCGTTCTGCTCGACACGACCCAGCAGCACTGTCCACTCGGCGGTCTCGCCGCCATCCAGGCTCTTCTTGCCGCTCTTCTTGATCTTGTCGCCCAGAGCGCGGTAGCGGTCCCACTCTGCAGGGGTCAGAGACAGGTTCCCGTCCTTCACCCCGACATAGTCGAGGGTGGCCTGGTACATCGCCTTGACCTCGGGAGAGGCATCAGGCGCGCGGGCCATGAACTCGAGGTTATTGTGGAAGTAGTGCCACAGCTCATGCAGCACTGTGGAGGGATCACGCCCCGCAAAGGTACGGACGAGCGCGCCCGTGTTGTCGAAGGTGATCGAGCCGCGGGCTTCCTGGTCGAGAGTTACGCCTTGTTGATTGGCTCCGGGGCCGGTCTCATCCCCGCCGACCAGCGGCTCTCGTTGGACATCGGATTCTCGGCTCGCGGCTTCTCGAGACTGGCGATCTGCATTCTCAAGCCCTGCACGAACGGATTGTCCTTGCCAACCCCCTGCGCTTCCTGGCGCGCCAGTTGCCGCTTCAGCTCTTCCAGTTGCGAGACCATCGATCTTCTCCTGGTACTGGTGGCTAAACGCCACTTCAGTCTCATGCCAGAACACGCCCGCAAATGAGACGCCTGGAACATTGTCGGCAACGCGACGAGCAACGTCCGACAGTTCGTCGTACTTGCCCTGCATCTTAGCCGCAATGGCCGCGTCGTCCAAGCCCAGAAGGTCGTCTATTCCGTACCTCTGCTCGAACTCTGGGACGTACTGGAGACGCACCCCGACCGCAGGCGGCATGGCACCGGCCACATAGCCGGGCATCCGGCGCCCGTCGACGGCGACCGTCAGGAAGGACACCCCCTCCTTCGCCAGATCTGCCAGCATCTTCTCAAGTTGCTGGGCAGACGCGGCATCGCGGAAGTATATTTCAATGCCGGGTCGGTGCTTGGTGTAATCGATCGCCTCGCCATCACGCAGGACGCGGGAGAGGAAGGTTGAATCCTGCCGTGCCGCCTGCGCCTGGCGCAGCATCTCGGCCCAGACCGTGCTGGGGTCGTAGCCCTCGCGGGCCACAATCTCAAGGTCGAGTGAACGCTCCACGCTGCCGTAGCGGCCCTCCGTCGCTAGGGCCTTGGAGGCCAAGACGTTGGCGTTGGCGTCGTTCTCGTAGATTGCCAGCCTGATCTCTTGGCCCAGGCGGGCCATGTCGGCGTCGGTCGGGACGTAGTCCACGCCCTGGTTGTCGATCGACATTTGGGTGGACAGACCGCCGACGTAGCGATCGACAGTGCGCTCCAAGGTCGACAGTTCAGCGCGAGCCGCGATCTTGCTGGCGGCCAATTCATCGATGCGGCGCTGGCCGTTCTGAGCATCGCGCATAGGCTTGGCCAGCTTGGCCGGAAGCTTGATAACCTTCTGCAGTTCGGCGGCGCGCTTCTTGAGGCCCGACGCATCCTTCTTGGACAGCGTGCCGGCATCTTCTGCGAGGCGCCTGTTGATCTCGCCCAGCTCGTCTATCTGGGCCTTATGCTCTGCGTCCCATGCCTCGACCGCCGCCGTCGCCTCCGCGCTCGCAGCCACGGCTCTGGTGTCGGCCGTGGCCGGGGAACTGTCGATGATCTTGCGTAGTTCACGGACGCGGTCTTGTTTAGCGGTGCCGGTGAGGTTGGCTTCCAGTTCAAACGAGCCACCCTCGCCCGCAACGCTCGTCCAGTTGTTGACCGTCCAAACCTCTTTCTCGATGAACCACACAACAGCCTGCAGGTCGTCTGCGTTGATCGTCGCGAGGGCGTTGTCCTGTTTCATTTCGCCGTCGCCGCGGATGACATCGACCGCATGGTCGAAGGCGGCCTGGCCGAAACCGAACTGCTTGGTGGTTGATGCGTCGGACAGCATCTCGCCGGATACCGTGGCCTCGGCCATGCTCGGGATGCGACGCTTGCCTGCGAGCCTTTGCAGTAGGCGGGCCGCCCACACGTCGATCGTCGCCTTGCCCCGGAAGCCGATCAGGTTGCCTGAGAAGTTTAGAGCCTTCGGCGCGGTGCCGCCCCGGCCCACATCAGGATCTGCGTCCTTGATGGTGCGCCACATGTCGAGCATGGCGCGGACCACGTTCTTGCCGTTGAAGCCGTACTTGGCCCCGCTCTCCTTCTTCGGCATCAAGTCTTCTGGAAGCTCACGCGCCTCAGACAGCGCCTTCCTCTTGTCGATGTATTCCTGCATCTCCTTGATGGACTTCAAGGTCTGCGGCTTGTCGCCGTCCATCCAGGGCTCAATCTTCGAGGCCTGCTTCTTGGCGCGCTGCTCGTTGACGAACGCGCGGAGGTCGGTCTCAAGCTTCTCGACGTTCTCAGCCCACGCCACCCACTTCGGGATCAGCGCGTCAAAGTCGCCTCTGCTCGCCAAGCGCAGGCTGTCGACGGCGTTCTCCCAGTTGCCGCGAACTGGGGTGTTCGGAGAGGTCGCGCCGAGAGCGTCGGCAAAGAGGTCTCCGAGGGCGCCGAACTCCTGGCGCAGGCGGGTACGCATCGCCTTGTACCAGCCCGCCTGGGCGAGGATGTTCTGGGCATTCTTGTCACCGGCTTGAGCCCGGCGGTAGACGCTACGGACCTCTTCCGCCATCGCATCGCCAATCGCCTTGACGCGAGCGGCATACCTCTTGTCGTCCGGCTGGATTTCCTTGCCGTCGTTGCCCTTGATGAACCCGTAGGGCACTTGCTGGTACTGGAACTCTGGCTTGCCCTTGTCATCGAGGCGAGCGCGCACGAACACCAAAGGCTCCCACCCCTGCGCGGGCGGATGAGCGAGCTTGTGCTTGCGGACGGTTTCGGTGATTTCCGACTCTGACATATTCGCCGGGCCGGTCGACGCTTTGATTGCCGCCTTCTCGGCGGGGGAAAGCAGCAGGCGATTGCCGACCGTTCGATCGCCGCGCTGGGCGACCATGATCAGACTGTCAGAGAGAGACTGCTTGGGAACGCCCGCCTCATTGTATGTCCGTCCCTGCCCGCCCGCCGCCCTCTCCAGCGCGCTGCGGATCGCGTCGTTCGACATCCCCTTGGGGTCGACGCCCATCTCGGCCAGCATGCCGGCGAGGTTCTCTCGATCGGCCTTGAACAGTTCCTGCGCCGCCTTGCGGTTCTCCTTGGCGATCTGGGCCGGGGTCTTCTCAGGGCCGGGACCGAGAACGCTCGTCAGTTCCAGAGCGGCGGCGTCTGCGCGGGCCTTCACATGGGCGTCGGGGACCGGCGGCGAGAGAGGGTCTTTGCCGCTCCTGATGGACTCCAGCAGGATGTCGAGGCGGTCAGGCGCCAGCTCGCGGACGCGGCGCGTGTTCTCGCTCTCGAAGCGGATGGGGTGCTTCTCGTAGAAGTCGAGGGCGTCGGCGTACTTGGTCGGCTCAAGCGTCGCCATCGCGTTGACGTGGCCCGCCAGGAGGGCTGCGTTAGCCGCCGCCTCGCGGGTGGGTGCGCCCATCTCCCTCAACTGGGCGAAGACCTTGTCCTGCACGATCTGCCGCGGCTCGAGTTGCACGCCGGCAGCGAGACCCTCCTCGAACCGCTGGATGATCGCCTGCGTCTCGGCGGTGCGGGTCTTCTCGTAGTCCTTCGCCTGGTTGACGGAGAAGCCTTCGACCTCGGTGCGGATGTCGTCGCGCCATGCCTTGTGCGCCTCGCCTACGTTCATGACGTAGTCCGGCAGGGGGATGGCGATGTCTTCCTTCGACACGCGGGCGCGCTCGATCTGCTGCTCGGTGATGCCGAGCTTTTCGAGGAACGCCACCCTCTCAAGCCCCGTCTGGTCCTGCATGTAGGTGGCGATGACGTTGGGCGGGACGAATACGGTCTTCTCTTCCTCGGCCCCCAGCACCGCCTCAAGGAACTCCCGCATCTTGTCGGGCGAGCGTTCGTTCAATTTGGACGCCTGCACCTTCTCGATCAGGTCATCGATCGTTAGTGCGCCCTGTTCGGCCACATGCGTCTGCATCTCGGTGACAAGTTCCGTCGCGGCGACGATGGTGGCGCCAATCTCCTGCCGGGCGACTTCTGCCGCATTGTTGTTGCGGTCGGCAACGTACTCGCTGAACGAGGACTTCGCCGTCGAGGCCGCCGTCATCGGGCCGGCACCCAGTATCTCGGAGATCACTTCGCTGGTCGACCAGTTTTGGTCCGCGACCCAGCGGGCGGTGGCTTCCTGCGCGCCCTCCATGCCGACCTCGCGCACGAGGTTCATACTGACGGCCTGGGCGTTCTTGCGGATCGTGGCGCCGGCCCTGATGGGGCGAGCCAGACCCATGGTCACCATGTCAGCCACGCCAGTGACCACCGCGCCACGCCACGCAGCGTCCTGGGCTTCCTTCATCAATTCGGGGCGCTGCTGCATGAAGCGCATCTGCTCGAACGGATCGTTGGGGTCGAGGCCCGTCGTCATAAACTGATCGTCTGAGGAGACGGTGTCCCTGATCTTGTCCTTCAAGATGTCGTTGAAGCGGCTGGCGTAGTCAGGCAGGGCCGATCCCATAAAGGTGCCCACTGGACCCAGCAACGACCCGGCAATGGTCGGCAGCATAAAGGCGGCGCTGTCGGCCGACAGTTGCAGCATAATCTCGCCCGGCGCTTCGAGAAACTTGTCAAGCGCCCTGGTGGTCGTCTTCAGGAAGTCCTTGTCGAAGGCTATGGCGTCCAGCGCGCCCATCAGCGGCTCGACCTTCTCGCTCCGGGGCAGATCCTTGGCGTACTTCTGCGATCGGTCGATGAGTATCGTGTTCTTGAATATCTGGCCCTGCAATCGCGTGCGGGTTTCCGCCCGCTGCGCCGGGGTCATGTCGCCGTAGCCCTCGGGATCGGCGGTCGGCGGCACGGCCTCGCCGCTGTCGATGCGGTCGAAGGTGGCCAGCTTGTTCCAATCGTTGACGCGGGCAACGCTGTTGAAGCCTTGGCCCATGGTCTCGACGCCGCGGCGCAGGCCGCCAATGACATATTGGTCAGGCTCCAAGGCGCTACTTGAAGAAAAGCCCCCGACTGATGGATACAGGTTCGCTTCAAACGCCACCGACTCTTCGATCGCCGCGCGCGTTGCCTTGCTCGGCCTATTGCGGTCGTACAGGTTCTTCGGCCGCAGGATGGCCTCGATCTTGGCAAGCCTGTCGATCTCATCGCCAGCCACCTTGGCGTTGATCGGATCGGCCAGGAGCCAATCACCCAGCCTGGGAGACTTGGCCAACACGGCCTCGTATTCGTTCAGCTTATGATCGGACTCGACCTTGGGCAGGTTGCGCTCCACCAGGTCGGTCGGCAGGCCTGTCTTGCGCGACAGGTCGAGCGACTTCGCGGCGGCCTCGGGCGTCGAGCCTTGTGCCGCAATGCCCGACGCGCGCAGGCGCTGCTGCCGCTCGCTCTTCATGTCGATGACGACCGAATCGTATTCGTTGCCGACCGGCTTTTCCTTGGGCGCTTCCGCCAGGAGGGCGTCGTATTCGTTGGTCGTCTCGGGCGCGGACGCGGGAACGGGAGGCTGTTCCGACGGCGGGGCGGGAACGTCGGCCGGCGGAACCTCGAAGATGTCGCTCATTTGGCCTGCTTTGCGTTCTTACGGGCGAATAGTTCGATGATCATGTCGTCAGTCGGCGTGTAGCCTTGACGCTTCAGGGCGTCGGTAATCTTTGCCTTTTCCGCATCGGGCACATCCTTGATGGTGACGTCATAGCGCCGCTTCGTGTCGTCCCAGAGCATGCCCTTCTTTGTCACCACATCGATCGCTGCGCGGTCGATGATCTTCTGCTGCTGCTCGGTGGTTGCCTTCTTGCCGGGTTGCGTCGCTTCGAGCGCGGTGATTTGATCCTGCACCCAGCGCCGGAACTTGTAGGCATTCTCAGCATCGGCTGAGCCGGGCTTCGGGGTTGGGTCAATCTTGATCTTGTTCAGCGTGTCATCGACCATCTGGTTGATGTTGCGGACATGCGTCGTCTGCTTGTCGGGGTCGCCCTTGCGGACAGTGCCCTGCATCTTCGCCAGTTCCTGCAGATCCTTGCTGTCGAGCTTGTCCTTCGATTTCCATAGGTCGTATTCGGCCCACTTCTGGCGCTCGACAGGATCTTCGCTCGTGAGGCCGCGCTGGATTTCATACCAGTGCTGCTGGTCGGTCACCGCTTCCGTGCCCTTGGCGTTGTGCTTGATGATGTTGGTCACGCTCTCGCGCTCGCGGAATGAGAGCTGGTTCCACAGCCCCGTTGGGATTTGCTTAGGGTCCGTTGGTCCCTTGCCGTCAGGCCCGCCAGTCGTCATCACCTCGTTCAGCTTCACCTTCTGGAACAGGCGCTGCTGATCGATCTGCCGCTTCTGGGCCGTATGGATGAGTTCTATTTCTGTCTGCGTGATGCCGCGTTGCCCGGAATTGTTGGCGTTCTCTTCCTGGTTCTTGCGTGTCGCCGCCGCAAAGGCCTCATTGGCCAGGTACAGCATGACGTCGGGGTCTTTGTAATCAGGTCCATCCTTCCCGGCGGGCACAGAGCCTGTGGCCTGGTTCACGCCCGCAGCCAACGGATCGCCGCCGTACTTGGCAAGGATCGCGGTGGCGGAACCCTGCCTGTGTGCGCTCTCGCCGTCCTGATATTTCGGACGGAAGTAGCCGCGCGTCATAATGTCGGCGGCCTCCTTCTCGGACTTGGCGTTCTGCAGCCGCGCCTTGAAGTCAGGCGACAGGCCGGAGACCGAGTAGGGAATCGCACCATCGATCTCTGCCTTCGCGTACTTCAGCCCGGTGGCAACGTCGTTGGGATCTAGGTTGTTGTCCTTCACGAACTTGGCGAATGCATTCGCGCGGGCTGAGTTCCACTGCCCGATATGGATGCTGTCGCTGCCATCCCGGCCGTCGCCCTTATTCCTCGCGCCCGTGAAGAACTGGCTCTCGCGGAGAAACCCCGCCGTGATACCCGCTGCGACCGGGGCGGTGTACTTCTCGCCGGTCTTTTCATCAGGGGCCTGCCAGAACTCCATGCTGATCTTGGTGCCCTTAATGGCGCCCTCAGTGGTCGGTGCCCCACCGGAGAAAAACATCTGCGCCTGCGTCTTGCCCGTGTCCTGCTGGCCAAGCGTCTTGACCATGCCATCAACCCGGATGCGGGAAGCAGCGTCTAGACTGCCACCGTAGCGCGTGAGGGCATCCTTTGCCGCGGCGCTGTCGCCGGTATTGATGGCCTTCTGGATCACCAGCATGGCGCCGTCGCTGCGCGCAGCTATGGCTGCAGCCTCACCCGGCACGCCCAGCACGTCGGCGCGGTCTCGCGCAGCCTGCTCCTTCTTCTTGAGTAGCACGTCAGTCTCTGCAGGGTCGTTCGATACCGCGATCCTGTTGTCGAGGATGGCCTGCGTATCCTTGTAGACAGCGCCCTGGTAGACCTCCGTCTGCTTCAGGCCGTGCCTCGACACGTCGCTCTTGTAGCCGAGGAGTTCCGCAGCAGCGGCCTCCCTGAACATCTTCTGCGCGCGGGGCGATGACAGCTTGCCGCCGATCGCCTCCATGCCCGACTGCAGCTTCTGGGGGTAGGACTCGAACATGGTGAGGCCGTCCGGTCCCTTGTCCGTAACCTTGCCGCCCTCGACCCGCATGAAGCCGGTCTCGCCGCTGGTCAGTTCCTGGCGCTGGCCGCGAAGCTGGTTGAGCGCGTCCTGCGCTGCCGTCGTGTCGAGCGAGACGCTCCACTTCTCGACCGCCGCGGCCGTCTCCTTCATCACCGCGGCATCGCTGTCGGCCGCGGCCTTGGCGCTGTTCGCCGCGTAGGTCCACGCCGCTACGTCCTGCTGGATGGGCTGGGCAACGCCATAGGACTGCACGCCCGCCGAGGCGCGCGGGACCGGCGTCCCGTAATCCTGTGTGTCGGGGATCGTGACCCCCATCACAGCACCTCTGGCGGGGTCAGGAGGGCCTCTATGCGGTCAAGCTGGGCACGCAGGGCCTTCATCTCGGCAGGCACCTGTGCGACCTCCTGTGCCCACCGTATGACCTCCGGGCCTGCCTGCTCGATGGTATTCGAGATGGCCTGCAGGACGCCGTCGATCGTCTGGCCGATGCTGCCCATCTGCTCCATGGGCTCGACGGGCTCGTCCTCTTCTTCAGGCATGGCGGGCATGGCAGGCATGGCCGGTGCGGGACGCGCGGGGCGCGCAGCACGGGGGCGAGGAGCGGCCACGGGAGGGTCGGCCAGCTCGCGGATGAAGTCTTCGATCGGCATCAGTGTATCCCCATGTAGCCGCCGGCAGTCGATGAGAATCGCGGATCATTTTGCGTGTACGCATCGCCAGAGACCGCCTTCGGGCCGCCGCCATAGTCGCCGCCATACATGTCAGCGATGCCGATGCCGGCCTTGGCTAGGCCGCCGGCAAGCTGGCCATAGGACGACATGCGCGTGTTGCTCGCCGCGAAGTCGTAGGCGCTCTTGGTCTGCTGGCCCTGCAACACGGCGCCGGCACCGCCGTAGCGCGAGCCTGCCGCCTGGTAGTCGTTCACGTTGGCGGCGTTCTTGCGGTCGCGGGCGCGGTTGTCGCCCTCGAACATCGCCACGTCGCCGGCATAGTCGCCCTCGGCCAGAAGGCCCGCCGTCATGCTGTCGTCCACCGCGGCGCCAGAGGCGGCCATCACGGCCTGCGCCCGGCCTGCCATCAGGCGGCCCTTGCGCTTGGCCTCGATCATGGCGCGCTGGCCCTTGGCGGCCTCGTCGTTGGCAGCAGCGCGGTTCTGGGCGGCCTCGGACTCCTGCTGCTTGGCCTGCGCTTCCATCTGCTGCTGGCGGATTTGCGCGTTCTGCATGGCAACCGCGCCGGCCTGCTGCTGCGCCGCCGCCTGGTTCTGCGAGCCGATGAACGACATGCCGGCGCCAACGACGGTCATGGCCATGCTGATCATGGGCAGAGCCGCAGCCAGGGGGCCGAAGCATACCCGGTCGTAGGCCAGCTGCGGTTGCCACGGGTGACGGTTAGTCGACATGGTCGGGATTCCTCCGCATTACGGGTCCGCCCTCGGCCACTTGCCCCGTCAGCGCGAAGCCGAACTTGGACAGCAGCGGAACCGACGTCGGCTCGGTGGCAATGGCATAGACGGGCACCCTGTAGCCCTTGATGAACTCTTCCAGCTTGCGTGCCGCTCGCGCCTTGTCCTTGGTCCGGGGGCGCATCTCTTCCTTCATCTCGCTGAAGGCGATCGGGGTGCGGCCATGCAGGAACACGCCGCCCACGCCCACGGGCTTGTCATCCAGCATGGCGACGTAGCCCCGGAAGGTGAACTGCGGCGGCCCGCCATAGTAGGCGGCGGCGGTGTCAGCCGTGGCCTCATGGAAGGTGACGTCAGTTTTTGTCATGAGATTCGATCCCCATGACGATGCCCAGCACGGTGCAGGCACGCGGCGCAGAGGCGCGCAGGCAGATGCGGGCGTCGCTGTCCCATGTCCCGTCGATCGGGAAGGACGGCTCGTCGTAGGCCCGCCAGATGTAGTCGGGATCGACAATCTTCTCGTTCTCGACCAGCGGGAGGCCCTCAAGGTTGTCGAAGTCCTGCCCGTACTTGAGGCCGCGCGCGTGCGTATCGGCCAGCACGACGGCGATGCTCTTGGCGATCTTCCTCTGCGTGAGAGGGGCGCTCGCCTGCGAGGCGACGGCAAGCTTGGCCGTCTTCCAGTCGGCATTGTACGGGAGGCCCGCATAGACCGCCGTGGCGGCTGTATCGAGGGTGATCGAGCCGCCTGACACGGTGTAGGTCTTGGGCGTGTCGTCGGTGCTGCTCACGGTCGGGCAGACGCCATCCTGCCAGACAACCAGCGCCTCGCCCTCAAGGTGGCTGAAGCCCGGAATCGTGACCGTCGAGGCGCCCGTCCAGCGCACGCCACTGTCGCCAATGCGGTTGTCCGCATAGCACTGCGCCTGGCTCTCGAGCGCCCACTTCTCGAGGTATCGCTTGGTCACGCCGCCGATCGTGCGGTTCACGAGGTAGTAGACGCGGTCCTCTTCCGGGGTGTCGTCGCCCGGCAGGATGACGACGTCCTCGATCAGACCGTCAGTGGTCGCCGTCAGCCAGCACGTCACGCTCTCGATCTTGTCGAACAGCAGAATGCAGGCGGTGCCGTCAGCCCGCACGAAATGCACGCGGGTATCGGGATGGCGCTGCACGGCAACGCGCACGAACCCGCCAGGCAGGCCAATCTCGGGGATCACCGCGGTCAGGTCGTTCGGCACGTAGGTGTAGCTGCCGCCGTCGTAGGACAGCTCGGTGACGCGGCTGGTGCTGCGGCTTACGAAGATGCCCGACGTGTCGATCCGGGCGCACGGGAGCATGGCCGTGCCGGTGTTCGATACAGGCTTGAGGCCGAACTTGGTCTGCGTCAGCGGCTCATCGAAGCTCGACGCCTTGGCCACCAGCGCAGAGCCGGGCGCCCCGATCAGCAGATGAAGCAGCGGCATCAGCCAGTTGATGCTGTCCACGGGGCCAGAGCCCAGGCTCTTCTTGATGGTCCTCTGGTCGCCCTCGTCCAGGTCGTTGAAGTCATCGAACAGGTCGGAGGCGCTGCCCCAGATCGTGTCCTTGCCGGCCCAGAACAGTCGGCCATCGAACAGGCACACGGCACTCGGATAGCCCCGGCGAGGCGACCACGCGCCCTCGTACCAATCGGCTGTATACTCGTCGGCCTTGCCAAGGTCGGCCAGGACGGACGCGCTCATCTCCGTCGCGCTGACATACGTGTTGGCGCGCACGACGCCCGTGATGGAGCCGGCAGAGAAGGTCAATTCTGCCGTCAGGTCGTCGGCCGCCGTGTAGCCGCCGGTCTTCACGCCGATGCGGTAATAGATGATCTGGTTGTCGAGCGTGTCGCTGTAGTTGACGGTCTGCACCGCGGTGTAGGACGTGACGTCGGCCCAGTCGCCGGGCGTGCCGACCGAACGCTGCAGGGTGACCGTCGTCGTCGCCGTGAAGGTCGGCCCGGTCAACTCGATGCTGAACACGCGCCCGGTGCCGATGCCGGTCACGCGGATGTAGTCTGAAAAGGTGTTCTCTGCCTGGATGCGCTCCGACACCTGCTGGCCTGCAGAGGTCAGGCGGAACAGCGAGCCGGCGTTGGTCGACTTGAAGAACGACCGCTCTGCCGTCAGGGTCACGTCGCCAGTCAGGGCGGACGCCTTGAGGCGCACTGGCCCTGTATTGAGAGACAGGAACGGCCCGTCGTCCGGGGTGTAGTCGACCACCGACCACGACCGCGGCGAGGACGCGCCCTGCCGCTCGATACGCTTGGGCTTGATGCCCTGGCAGGCCACGAAGATCACGTCGCCAGACTGCTCTCCACGCACATACTGGAGGTTCGCCGTCGCCCAGGGCGTCGGGATCTCCATGTCGGCAGCGGCTTGCCCCAGGGTCACGCTGTCGACGAGCGCAGACGTATCGTCGGAGTGTGACAGGCGGACGAAGAAGTCGCCGGTAGGGGTGATGGCAATGGAATGCTGGCCAACCCGCAGCGTGCGATCTGTCAGGTATTCGTCGCCTCCCTCAGTGCTGCCGATGCGGAGCGTGACGGCCTCGCGGGCCACGACGATGGCAAGAGCGTGCTCGACGCTGATGTTGCCGCCGGCCACCGTGAACTTGCGGTCGCGGATGGCGGACGCCGTGCCGTTGCCCAGCATGGAGAGATAGCCGCCCGTAAGGAAGGCCGAGATGCCACCGCTCTCGTCGTTGTCCTTCCAGTAGCTCACGTCTGTGGCGTCAACGAACGTGCTGGTCACGTCGGAACTCGAGTCCCAGGTCGAGCCGCCAGAGTTCCAGCGGTACATGGTGCTGGTCACGGCAGGCCGGGTGATGATGGTGTCGTCGATGCGGACGCGCATGTAGCCGTTCGTCAGTTCGACAAGGGCCGTGTCGTCGGCGTTGAACACGAACGGGAGGTGCGCCGCCGCCCCGTTGCTCTTGGTCGAGCCGACATACTGCAGGCCGGGCCGCAGCATCATCGAGCCCATGACGCGGGGCATCCAGTTGACATAAGTCTCGGCCGACAGGGCCATTCGTTTTATGTCGATCCTGGCCAAAGCCAGAGGCGACACAAGACCTCTGTTCATAGCTAGGAAATTGTGGAGAACCTTGGCCAACTAGCCGATCAGCCGGCTGCGGCTGCCTCTGTCGCCGTTCATGCCCCGGCTCCCGCCGCGCGAGGAAACCCACATTCCGCGCGGCGCGAACTGCGTGGGCTTCTCCATGGCGTCCGACGACTTCACGTCCAGAAGCGCACGCTTGGCATCCTTGGCGATCTGGGCGCGGTCTGCCCTGGAACCCGTCAGGCGCGGCAGGATGCGCCACGCCAGCCGCAATTCGGCGTACCGCGTGAAGTCTTCAGGCCATGCCGTTAGATCGCCGCCATAGGTGGAATCGTCGGACACGTATCGAACGTAGAGAGGCTCGACGTCGGCGTACCAGAAGCCGGCCTCGACCTGGTAGCTGGTCAGCGGCGTGGCGTACCGCTCATCTGAACACAGGCCGACCGTGCGGACGAGGTCTGTGGGATGGGAGAAGGCGAAGCTGTAGCCGAAGTCGGTCGTCGTATCAGGGTCATACTCGATCTCGATCGAACGGGTGGCGAACGAGAACTGCCCCGCCCCCAGAACGTCGCGGACGAAGCCGTCGTTCCAGACGTCGTCCAGCATGTGACGCGGGGCGTAGTCGTCAGTGAGGGTGGCAAGCTTGCGCTCACCACACTCCCGTAGACTGGCGTTATAGAGGCCGAGCCGGGTCGCCACGGCTTACGCCGCTTCGCGGTCGGACAGCGGCGTCGCCAGCCAGGCCTTGGCAGCGGCCTCGCTGGAGAAGCCTTCACGCAGGGTCAGCTTGTCTGCCACACGGGTGATGCGCCACTTCGCGGTCGGACCCTTCCAGGCGATCGTGTACTCGTCCTCGGACGGCGCCACGATGGCATTGAACTCGGTGAAGGCCAGCAGGCCGGTCACGACTTCGAGCGGACCCACGGCGCGCACGATCAGTTCGGCGTACCAGCTCGCGTCCTGCGACAGGACTTCGATGCGGTCGTTGACGCGCATCTGGGTGGCGACATGCGTCCAGAACGGGGGGCGCAGCATGTCTTCCTTGGTGATGTCTTCGGACGGTCGGAAGATCCAGACGTTGCGCGCCGCTTCCTGAAGCTGGACCTGGCCAGCGGTGGCCTTGCCCTTGATCTTGTGGATGGCGGGAACTTCCGGGGTCTCATTGCTCACAGGGATGGTGTCCTTCTGATGTGAGAATGCCGCCGCGATACGCTACGCGGCGGCGGCATCCCTGTTACCGGCGGACGGATGCCCGCCGGTCGTATCTCCCACTGACGTGGGTTAGTCGGTGTTGGTCGCGCTGCCGACCACGGTGCCGTCGCTGAGATCCACGGCGCCTGGGTAGGTCGAGGAAACCGTGACCACCTTGTGCATGCTGAGAGCGGTCGCCGTGGTGGTGCTGTCCTTGTGATAGACGATGTCGTTCACCGACATACCGAGGGAGCCACCGTTGCTGATGAAGCCCGAAACATCGGCCGCGGCCATGGCGTCGGCCGACGTGTGGTGCCAGATTTTCGGGCCGACGATCGCCTGCAGGATGCAGGAGGGAGGAGCGGAAGTGCTGTAAGCCATAGTTCTGTGTCCTTGAGAGAGAGCGGTTGCCCCACCCCGTGAGGGGCAGGGCTAGGCTGGATTAAAGGGCGGCGAAGGCGCTTCCATCGTGGGTGCAAATAACGACGCCGGCATTCTGGAGGAGCTTCGCGCCCATGAACGCAGAAGCCCGCGCCCAGGAGTACGAATGCTCGGAGTTGTAGTCAGCAGCGGTGTCGATGCTGTCCATGTCGATCGCAGAGCCGATCGCGCTCTTGTGGTAGAAGATGCACTTCTCGGCCGACGTGCCCTTGCCCGTGAGGTTCGGGTGGACGATGAAGTTGATGCCCGTCCAACGGAACATCGTCAGGCTGTTCTCGAACGGCTTGTTGTTCACGTAGTCAGCCGAAGCGAACTCCTTCACCTGCATCAGGTAGGCCTCGAAGGCCGGCGAGATCAGGCCGAAGACGTTGCCGTCCATCGGGACCGAGTTGTTGCCCAGGATCGCCTTGATGTGCATCACGGTCTGAAGCGAGGCCGTCTGCGTGGCGCCGAGATCCTGCGTGCCCGCTTCGAGGGCGGCGATGATGTCCTGGTCGCGCTTGCGATTGAGCACGCCCATGGTCGTCTCCTGCATGATACGCAGGCCGTCGCCCTGGGAGGCGTAGAGGTTGAACTTCGTGCGGCGCACGCCGTCATGCCATTCGGCAAGGGTGGCAGTGAGCTGCGTCAGGCTGTCGGCGCGGTACGGGATGAGACCGTTGACGCCGCGGGTGACGGCACTCGCGCTGCCAGAGTCGGCCACGAGGAAGACGGCACTGTTGCCGTTGACGTCGGCCTCGGTGGTGACGGTCTTGGTGATCAGGCTCTCGCGCTGCTCGAAGCCGGCAATGAACTGCTGGCGGTAGGTTGTTTGAAAGGCCGTGTCGGCCATGGGGAAACTCCGATGAAAAGGGGTGAACCTCTCCTGTCGGGGTATCCATCCTCACTTCGCCGGGGTGGCCCTGTAGCAGGGCGCCGGCTGCGCGCTTCCGGGGCCGCAGCAAGATACCCGGAAGTCTAGTACTGTCTTTTACGAGGTCGCAACATTTTAGTGCGCGACCTTCTCTTCCCATGGATTCGGCACGGCGTTGAGATGCTCGGGGTGGCGTCTCAACAGATCTCGCTCGTTGACTGGTGCGCCATAGCGAACAGCGTCCTCGTTCCGCCACCGCAGAGCCATGGAATCATACGCCGCCATCACGATGTCGTGGTCCGTCATGGCGCCCTCCCTACTTCTTCGGAATCTTTTCCATCATCTTGTTCAGTTCCATGTGCCGGGCGCGCTTGGCCACGCCCACGGCATCCTTCGCCCAGTACGCACCCTTTCGATCGCCCGACTCCTTGATGAGGCCGGCAAGCTCGGTCTGTGCGGTGGCGAGCGACGTGCTGTTCGCGGCCGGCGTGATGGTGGCCAGCGGCTCGAGTTTCAGCGCCGTGTTGACCAGCCAACGCACCGCCGCGGGATTGGAGCCGACCAGGGAGCCATCAGGCATGCGGGCCTGCATGAGAGAATTGGCGAACTCAGGGCCGGCGGCGCTCATAAAGTCGTTCGCCACCCGCACGTACTTGGGATACTCGGCGCCGTATTCCTGCCGGAGGTCCGCCTCGACCGCCTTCTTGCCGGCGTCGTCCGCGACATGCCACGCCTCGGCCTGCCGGTTCTGCTCGCTGTAGTACCAGGCGAGGCCTTCCTTCACCGTGCCCTTCGGCCAGTTCTTCTCGTGGGCCGTCTTCAGGAAGCCCTCGACCAGGGGCTTGTCGGCCTCACCGATCACCAGACCATCAGGCAGTGCGGTGTCGTACTCGGCCGGCGATGCCGGGATGTCGTTGGCCGCGCGGAACTCAGCCACCTCTTCCGGCGATGCGTCGGCCTTGAGGGGCTGGCGCGTCTGGCCGGATGCGATCTTGTCTCGGGCGTGCATGAGGGCTTCGGCCACCGCCTCGGGCGAGGCGTAGCGATCCAGAACCTTGAGGGCCTTCTCGTTGCCCTTGGCCATGTCAGCGCGCCACGTCTCGGACCAGCGGCCGGTGGCGGCGGGTTCACCCGGAGGAGCGGCCGGCGCTTCGCCTGCAGGAGCGGCTGCGGAGGGCGCTGGAGCAGAGGGAGCGGCGGCGGGCGCCGATGGTGCCCCTTCAGAGAGGGCGCTTGCAGGGGCCGCCTGAGGGGCTGCGGTGGGGGCTGCTGCGGGGGGGGTGGCCGGGGGTGCCGGGGCCGCCGTGGGCTC